CTTTTGTCCGGCGCCCGTCATAGAGTAGACGTAGGTGCCTGCCACCGTAGGGATTGTCACAGTCTGGCCCAGCACGTTCCAGCCATAGGCGTCCTCAACCTGCCGTTTGGCGTCGTTAACGAACTTGCCGATTAGCGTCGAGTAGGTTGTCTGGTTGCTGGTCGCTACGGTCGTTTCTCGCAGTCGGATCAGCACGTCATTGATGAGTTCTAGGTAGGTCATTGCCGTGTCAATCCTATCTCTTCAAAGGTTGCAATGAAACTAAACGTACTGCCAGACTCGGTGGTTATCTTGATCGCGTCGCCTTCTTCCAGCACAATGTACGCATTACCATCGAACTGCAAATACGTTTTAGCAGTCAAGTTGTACTGCGTCAGAATGTCGTAGGTAGCGCTCGCGCTAGCGTCTGTCCACTGCACTGTGATGTGTTTGGTTGAGCCGCCCGTGTTATGGATGTACATCACGGTGAACTTCGCGTAGTACCCGGTCGGCACCGTATAGACCGTGGTAAGCACCGCAGCCGTTGGATTTACGCCGACCGAAAGAGGTCTCATTTCTTGTTCCTTGCCGAGATCGCTTTGGCTTTCGCTTTTGCATCCGATTTGGACGATGCGCCCCAGGCTCGGAGGGATAACAGAAGGCGAGTCGGTTCGCCATTCTTGTACTCAGGCCCAGGCATATTGCCCATACGCGCTAGGAAGGAGGCCCTTCGAGGGTTGTCGCCTGATTTGACGGGAGGTTTTAGGTTCCCGCCAGTTGACTCATTATAGGACTTTCGCCCCTTTGCGTTAAGCCCACCAGCAGGATTTTTGCCCTCTTTACGAGTCCAAGCGGGGCTTTTCATTTCTTCCTCGCTGCTCTCATGTTGTCTATGAGATTTGGATAAGGCCGACCAGCAGCCTTAGCCATCTTCTTGGCAGCAGCCTTCTTAGCTGGCGTCAAAGGCTTAGAAGCTCCCAGCGACTTAGGACGCTTCTTTTCCCAAACCTCTTTCACTTCTTTTTCCGGGCTTTGCCGGCCTCAGATAGTGCAATCGCAACTGCCTGTTTAGGACTCTTTACGACAGGGCCACCTTTACCGGAGTGCAAAGTACCAGACTTGTATTCACGCATGACCTTGCTGATCTTCTTTTCGGCTTTAGTCTTTTTCATTTGCCTCTCCCCATCTTCTTCATCATCTTAGGAGCTTTGGGCATAGGCTTAGGCTTACCAACGGCAACCATGATTGCCACAGGCACACCCATCTTCTTGGAAGGCTTTTTAGCACTAGCCATCTTTGGCGCTTTTCCGTACATGATCAATCCTTAGTGATGGGCCCACCAGATTTCCAAGCATCACAAGTACGGGCCGCTGCACAAGTGAATTGGAACAAGTCACAGTATCCAAGGTTTGCTGCCGCTACGAATTCCTCGTCGTATGACAGTTCACCTTTATTCTCATCTTTCTCAAGGCCGCCTATGATGCACTGCATCATTTTCGGTGTTTGAATGAACGCGGCGCAGTTGCCACATCGCATCCCCTTGATCGCCTCAGTGGGGGCGTTGTACATCTTGGCCTTCTTGAGCCAAAAGACGTCGTTTGGCTCGTCAGGATTTGGAGGGCCGTAACCGTACTCCTTGAAGGCGTGGTTACGGTTCTTCAAGTTGATACGCACATCCTGCGTGGCAATCGGGCAGACGTTGAACAGTTTCATGCCAAAGCCGTTCTACGCGGGCGCCCAACGCGCTTGACTGGCGCGGTCATGGGCAAAGCGCGTTGTTCTTCTTCAGTCGGCACCTTCTCGCCTGATTCATCGACCAGAACGTAGCCAGTGTGGCCCTTCATGGACTCAATGTCATGAGGCTGAGTGAACGTCACCGTATTACCACTTGCCAAACAACGATAGGTAGCCATTTGAAATCTCCAAAGAAAACAGGGGGGCTTGTGGCCCCCCGTTTTTACACCATGCGAGCGACAACCAATTTAACCGTGGTAGACGCCAAGTTGACCGCGCCCCCAGTAGTGTTGGTCGTAGCAATGGTCACCGTGTTGGCCGCCGAGACATAGGCCCGACGAACCAAACCAGCCTCATCGACGCCAGCAGACATGCCGATTACCATGTCACCCAAGGCAACGCCAGGGACAGTCACAGTATCAGTAGCAGCGGCCTGGTCAGCCACCGACGCTGAGTCCAGCGTACAAGTGACAGCCCAAGTGTCAGAGTAAATACCCCGAAATTGATCGTTACCCCGACGGGAAACGACAGCGGATGCAGCAGCCATTTTGATCTCCTATAAAAAAGACCCTCCCCCCGGAGGGGGAGGGGCAACTGCAATTAGGCCGGAACAGCCAGGGCGAAAGCAGCGGAGGCGTCAGCAGCAGTACCAGTAGCATTGGTACGCAGAGCCTTCACACCGTAGATCGTGTCTGCGGTGAACAAGGTGCCCAGGTACTCTTGCTTGTACTGAGTCTGCGAGCGAATGCCAAGCTGCTCAACCAGGACCATCGAGTCACGATGACCCATCAGGCAGATACGGTCTGCGCCGCTGTTACCAGCGCCGGTGTCGGCATTGGACGAAGCGAACACAGCGATACCGTACAACTGACCGATTTCACCGTTGCGGATAGCATCGCCGTTGCCAACGAATGCTTGCTCGGTATAGCGGGCCAGACCCATCAGGGTGTTGCGGCTCGAAGGCGGGATCAGGAAGAAACGGCCATCCATAGGGATGTCGTTGTCATCCAGACGCTGGATGGTGCGACGGATAGCCGCATCAGTCAGTGCCGCAGCGTTCGAGGTGCTGCTGTTGTAGGCGGTGGTGCCATCAGAGCCAATATATGCCTTAGTGCTTGCAGCACTGGTGGCATAGTCGTTGGTACCAATGGTGGCGCCGTTGAAAGCGCGTCCAAGCTGAACCAGGTCAGTATCGATGCGCTTTGCCAAAGCGTAGCCAGCATCTTCCGTGTAGAAAGAACGCAGGCTCGTCAGGGCTTGCACCTCAACAATGTCCTCGATCAAACGGCTGTACTCATAGTGCTTGTTGATCAGCACCTGAATATTGGTGTCGCTTTCTGCAATCAGAGTAACGGCATCAGTAGCAGCTTTAGCCGAAGCATTGCCACGGGCAGGCGACGGGATGTTAACGGTATCACCCTTTTTGCCACGGAAGGACATCTTCTTAACCACATTGGCCAAGACGAGGTTCTTTTTGTAGGCAGCGACAATCTCATCACTCCAGATTTCTGGAATGAAATTGGCCGCAGAGGTGGTGGTTACCGAATTGGTAGGGGAAAAGGCGGTGTTTGCCATGTTAAATCTCCAGAAAAAAGTTATTACCGGACTCGTCCTTCAGAGTACGCTTGCATAATCTCATCACTGAGACTCTCGTACCTTGCGGGATCTGTCATTTTCAGCCGAATGAGGTCTGCCCGCCGGTAGACTCTTTTGGAACTCTCGCCAGAGCCACCTACATCAACTTGCGCCGCTTTCATGTTCTTGACCCGTGTGGCGTCGCTTGTTCGCTCTGCCTGCTGGGCTTTAACACCGCGCAATTGCTTAAAAGTGGACAACAGTTCATTGGCCGAGTCATAGTCAAATTCAGCATCTGCTTTCGCGTAAAGCGCCAGACGCACGGATGAAGATTTCACCCAGTTCTGGAACTCTGAATCGCCCACGACTTGTGTGAAGTCGGGGTGCTCCTGCGACAGCTTTTGCTGAACCTGCATCCGCTTGAAGTCCATGCTGGCCTGTCGGGCCGCAAGAACGTCTGGATGCTTTTCAATGGTCGCCTGAACTGCTTTTTGAGGGTCTTGGAAAAAGTCAACCTCCGGTTCATCCTCGTGAACACGCTGTTGCTTAGAGCCGAGGTTTTGCTTGATTAACTCGTCACTTAGCTTGCGGATTTCGCCCACTTCTTGAGCTTGCTTGCCAATCAACTTTTCAGCTTCTTGGTGCATCCGCACGACTTCTTCCAAACTTTTGCCCCTGTATTTTTCAGGGAGTTCAGATTTCGCCTCTTCTGTTTCGAGTTCGCCTAGCGGCTCGGGTTCTTGGTCAATCAGCATAATTGGTTTCCTGCCAAAACGGTTGTAGGAGATTCAACTCGGCCCTGTGGCTTATGAGTTGGCTTTGCGTTCCGCATTCAACTTCTCAACGTGTCTGTGCTCAAACCGCCCGTGGGCAGATGGAAAAGAGCCAGACCAGCCTTCCAAGTTAAAATTGGGTGCGCTTATGACGCGGCTGGCTGTACCGCCGCATCCACACTGCACCTCAGTCGTCTCATAACCGACTAAAGCCTCAGTGCGATGCCCGCATACGCAGGCAAATTCATAAATTCTTTTCACTTGTTAGATCCTCATACGCATCTTCGCTGACCTTTTTCAAGGTTTTTAGCCAGATCAGGATGGAAATCTCGCCTTTACGAAATTGTAGACTTTTTTCGTCCGCAATGGTAGAGACATTGTTCATTGCGGCGAGCATGTTGTCAACATCCTCCATCATGGCAATCCAGCCAGGATGAATGAAGAGATCAAAACGGTCTTCGTAGTATTTTTGCAGTTCTGGGGTCATCAGTTCCCTCTTTTTGTCAGCATGGCGCTGGCGATCTCCAGCATGAACTTGGTCTGCTCAAGGTTTTTGGGCTGTTCCATCCAACCCGCCGTAACTTGCCCAACAAATCGATGCGAATCGGGCGGCACACTGACGCGGCAAGTGTAAGTCACGCCTTTTTCCAGATACCAAAGCCCAACTTCAGACTGCGCGTAACGGTATTCACCGCACGGGATTTCGTTGGTCATCAGCTTGACCACATCGGCATTGTTCGAAGCGTTGTGGGTAAATAGACCGACGTCTATGTTCTCAATGGTCTTGTCACGCCCGTCTTTGGTATAGGCTTTGTACAGCGTGCGAGAGTTAAACAGCGGGTTGACCTTAAAGATCGCCACCACCGTGGCGCCGGTCTGTTTAAAAAGCATCGTCGCAGCATCGTCGGCTCTGTCTGTTCGTATCTCTGGCAGCTTTTGTGATTCTTTGTAGGCGTCACGAATGAAGTCCTGGCTTTCATACAGAGCAAAACCAGCAAAAGCAAAGACTGCCATCAGGATCACAGCAAACAGCTTGAACGGCGAGTCAACGTACCCGAGAACTTTGTCAACGATTGTCTCGGGCTTTTCACTCATTTCATCTGCCCCGAGATCAATTGCATGACCACCCACACAATCACGCCAATTGAGACAAGCGCAACAGCGCCGCCGCCAACCAGTATCATCAACTCTTCAATTTCGGCTTGCCGCCTCTTGGCCGCTTCCTTTTTGCGCCTTGCGTCATGCGCGGCGTCAATTTCCATTTGTTTGGCACGGGCTGTAATCCGCGCCCAGACGTCCATCTTGTTGCTCTGGAAGAAAAGCATCTTGATCTGCTCTTCAAACTCCCTTGCCGAATCCAGCGCCATCTCTAGCTCAAGCGCTTTGCCCAGTGATGATCCCTTGAAGCCGCCAGCCTTGGCCTGCTTGACCACCTCAATGGCCTGCTCCTTAGCGTCAAAGTACTTGCCCAGCACCGGCCCAAGGGACGCAACATCGTCCACTGTCTTCGACACCTTTTTTACAAGGGCAACAGCAGACGATATGGCAGATAGGGCGGTGATGGGATCTATCACGTCAGCCTCCCCTGAAATGATTTCCAATCCATGCTACAGCAGCGCCAACAGAGGAAGCAATAGTCATCCCCATCCAGAAGCCACCTTTGCCTTTATTAGCCAAAGCTAAAAGCTCCTCAATCTGGCGCTCCATCTTATCTACTTTTTTATCCATAGCTTGTACGCGCTCCCATAGAACGCCATATCTAACTGGATCAATTTCACCGGGTTCCATGTCAACAATCCTCTGCGTTTTCAAAACCAACCTGTTGCTTGAGGTCGGCATACAGGCCATCTATTAAATTGCCCTGTGGCAAAGCACAATAAAACGCATGGCTTGCAACCTCTTGTGCATTGGCATGACGAGCATCAGCATTGGCAGACACGGACACTTGGTATTGCACTTGGTCTTTGTTACCAAAGATGTTGGTAATACGGGCGTAGGCTTCCGTGAAGGGAACACCAACGCTGCTGGTGGGGATAGAGATTTTTAGAGCCATCAGAAAGTTACCTCAGTTGTTTCAATTTTTACCACCCATCGGATTGTTGTAGCTGCCTGTCCAGTTACTGTAACAGCAAGGCCGCCGTTTGTTGTGTCTGCTGTGATTGCTACAACCCATGTAGCCGCCCCTGCGTCAGCCGCTTGCACGTTCAGAGTCACCGCGCCAACAATCGCTGTTGAAGCTGCTGTAGCGCCTCGTTTGATGGTAGCAATGAAATCCCAAGACTTTGTGTTGCCGCCGCCAGTTACGGTAGCAATGATGCTTCCTCTGACGTAGTACGCGCTGTTGTTTGGCAGGATAACTTGGTTTGTGGTGCCTGCTGCTGAATTATTAGAACACAACGTAGTTACAGTTGCATCTGTTGTTTGTCTAGCTAAAATTAAAGTTTCGGTCTGTGAAACTCCTAATGCACTTGTTATTGGATTTAAACTTGCAGCAAAAGTTACACTTCCAGTAATTGATCGCGCTGTTCCAAATGACCCAGATGCGACAAATGAACTATTGCCATTTGCGGTATTATTTGAGCCACCAAAAACACCTGATTCTGAGCCGCTTGCTGTGTTATTTGAGCCACCAATTACAGCAGACCGTGTTGCACTTGCAGTATTGCTACTGCCACTGACACAGGCTGACCATAAACCTGAAGCTGTAATACCAAATCCACCAATAACAACAGAGCTTTGACCAGAGGCAGCGCCAAGATAAGAATTGTTGACTGAATAAGCGTTAATGGCGCTATATGGCGCTCTATTTAATGGAAACCATCCAGTCGCCAATGCTCCTTGACTTGGGCCGTAACTAATAATGTTTTTTGAATAGCACAGTTGAAGAACACCACCAACACCTATCGCATCAATCTGGCTTGTGGTTCCCGCCCCAGAAACATCTGAACAAAAAATATATACTGTAGTTGCTGAAGTGCTATTAAAAGAGGCGTTATAAATAGTAATTATTTTGCCCTCTATTGGACAAGAAGGTAGATACAAATAAATTTGACTATTGCCTCCTGTTTTAAAAAACTGAATCGGAGCACAGTCATCGGTTAATCCAATTCTAGGGGTATTGACAAATGATCTTGAAAAATCCCACACCTGAATTGCAGGTGTGTTTTCGGATGCAAAACCCGTAAACATCAGTAGTCCCCGCCAACAGCAGTCAAGTGAAAGCCAGCCGCCACAGCAGTACCAAATGTTGCATAGATGCGATATCCAGCAGGTATACTAATGTTCAACGGCAAGATGATGTCGGGCTGTTCTGTTGTTTGAGAGACAGTGGTTGAAGACAATGTTCTTTCTAAATACAACGCATTATTTGCTGCCGTGGTTGTTGCTGATCCATTATTGATCCAGATACGAATCACAGTTCCCGTATTAGTGCCAAGCGCACGAACTTTAATAAAATCAAGCCGTGATCCATCGACCGCTTTGCCAGTAAATATCGGGCCGTAAATCGTGCCTGCGGTAAGGTCAGTGGTTGTGTTTGCCGTTAAACCAGGAGTTCCAGCCGTTGCTCCAGTGCCACTGACCCATGTATTAACAGGTGTTAGCGGAAAAATAGGGTTTGTATTCTGTGCCATTTACATTGCTCCAATCATCCAAGTGTCTAGTTTAGCTTTAGGGCCAGTGCTTCCACCACCGCCGCCGCCAGTTGATGCGATAGTGATGCCGCCTGCTGAATTTGTAATCGTGATGTTACTTCCAGCAGTGAGGGTTGCATAGGAAAAACCAGTTCCATTACCAATCAACAACTGCCCGTTTGACGGTGTTGACGCAAGAGAGATTGCCAGTGTTCCACTTGTGGTGATTGGCGAACCAGATACTGATAGGAACGATGGAACTGTTGCACCAACACTTGTTACAGTTCCACCACTTGGCGCAGCCCATGAAGCAGTTGTCCCATTAGATGTCAACACATAGGTGTTTGCGCCAATAGGAAGACGAGTTGCACTGTTCGTGCCATTGCCAATTATTAGATCTCCAGTTGTTGTTACAGGAGACAGGGCATTAAAAGCGGCACTAGCAGTGGTCTGTCCAGTGCCACCATTAGCAATTGCTACGGTTCCGGTCACATTGGAGGCAGTGCCGGTCGTATTTTGGTTGAGCGTAGGGATGTCGGCCGCCACAATAGCGCGGAACGTAGGCACTCCAGCCGTGCCGTTAGGCGCCGCCAGGACAAAATTGGCTGTCTTACTGGCGTACGGGTTTTGCGTGTCTCCGTAGCCAGAAGAAAGACTAATTGTTGGTGTTGCGCCGCCAGAGGATGCAACTGGAGATGTGGCGCCAACAGAGGTAACAGTGCCATCGCCAGTACCAGCACCAATGGCCGTTCTGAACGAAGGTGCGCTTAATGCGCTAACAGTGTTGTCAGCGTTAAAGCGTGGAAATGTGATTGCCCCTGGATCTGTGATCGTAAAAAGATTAGATCCAAGAGTGGTAGCGCCAAGAGATGTGCGGCCAGTAGGAGCAACTAAATTGGTTGATCCACCATCCCATTGACGACGCTCAGAGTAAGCAGAGTCCCAATTTGTCTGAGATGCGGTAGTTGGAATCGAATAGCCTGCCGTCATTGACAGAGCCAGCGTTCCCGTTGTAGTGATCGGAGATCCACTAACTGACAGCCCCGTTGGGGTTGTCATAGCTACGGATGTAACAGATCCAGTGCCAGCAGATACATTGACTGTAACTTCATCTCCAGAATTTGATGCTGTTACTGTTGCTCCAACAAAATTGATGTTGCGTACAGCAGTTGAAAGTACAGACCCCTCATCTTCAATTGTTAAAGATGAGTTTGTTGACATCGTAACCTTGATCTTCTCTGCAAGATCAGGAGGCACAACTTCACCAACATTGATTTCTCTACCAGTCGATAGAGTGATAACAAGACTGCCATCAAAGTCAATTTTGGCATCGGTAACGGATACGCCATCCTTACCGTCTTTGCCATCTTTGCCGTCTTTCCCGTCTTTGCCAGGAAGGCCGTCACGCCCCGAAACGCCATCTTTCCCGCGCTCACCGGGATCGCCCTTTGGCCCACGTTCTGGGACTATCGACTTAGCATAATCAAGTTGGGCTTGAACTTCATATTTAATCTTCTTAATCTCATCAATGATGAGTTGAACATTAAACTTGACGCGCTGCTCTTTCTTTTCTTTTAGTTCTTTTAGAGTGGCCTCAACTTGCGATAGAGCAAGCAACTTCTCCTCATAGGAGAGGTCGCCAGACTCTATCTTTTTCAACAGGTCTTTAACATTAGGCATTTTGCTTTAGACCTTCAGTCAACTCGGTTAAGAAGTCTTCTTCTGTCTTAGCTGCTGCCGACAGCTTGTCGGTCATCTGAAGCTCTACAATCTTTGTTTTGTTCTTGATGTCAGCCTCTTTGAGCATCAACTCAGCGATCTTGACCCGCTTGTCAAACTCGCTAGCCTCCTGGCCCTGCGGCAAGTTTTTAGTCGTCGAAGCAATGACCTTAGCCTGAACTTCTTGTGGCATCAACTGAGCCTCGGTCAGCAGCTTCTGAGCCTCTGCTCTGTTCTGCTCGGCCTGCGTGGTCTGCACAGCAATCTGAGCCTGAGCCGCTTGCAGCGCCAGTTGCTGCTGCGCCTGCGCGATCTGTTGGGCTTGCGGGTCTGGCTGACTCATCTGATCGAGCGCCGAGATCAACTCGTACCTGTTACTCAAGCTGGAGTTATTCAAGATGCCTTTGAGGATCAACGGCAGCACTGGTGTGT